AAAGAATGGAAGATATAAATCCAGATTTAATTACTAATTGTAGTTTAGATGAATTTATTAATAAACATATAATAACACAAGAATTATGCGAGATAATATAATAAATTGGATAAGTGAGTATGGACTCTATATATTTGCTTTATGGTTATTATTAATTTTAACATTATCAAAATGGTAGTAGAAATTAATACTAAACATTTAGCAAATAATAAAATTACTCCTGATCAATATATACTTTTAACTCTTTTATATCATAAAGAATATGAAGATATAGAAAAGGTATTTGGTAGAAATAAGGCTATGACAGTTAGGAATAGTCTTATTTATACTAAGTATTTATTAAGTGCTCATACGAAATTTAAAGAAACAACCCTTAGTCAAAATGCAGTGAAAAAACTCTTAAGAATAAAAAGTGATAAAATTAATTTTTGGACTTTTTATATAGAATATCCTATTAAAGTAGGAAGTAGAGTATTACGAGCAGCTAGTCCTGATAGTCAATTAGCATTAAAACATGAGAAGAAATATTTAACAAAAATAAAAAATATTAAAGAACATAAACTTGCAATTAAAGCAGTAAATGCATATATTAGTCGTCAAAGATTAGTAAATAAATTGCAATATTTGCCAGCTATGGAAACTGTTCTTAATAATAATTTATGGGAACAATGGGAAGGATTTATTGAATCTACAGGTAAAGAAGGGGCATCTTGGAATACAACAACAATTTAAAATTAAAAAAAGATGAATAAAAGATTTAAAGAACATTTTAAAATAAATGGTGGAACATTTAAGACTCATGAAGATGAAATAGAAGCCTATGCGAAGAAAGTGGCAATAGATTTTTATACTTCTATTTGTAAATCAAAAAATATTATAGAAATTAAAGTTAAATATGATGAATTTTATAATGATAATAAAAACAATAAAAATGAGTAATTTTTTAACTGTATTAAAACAACAAACTCTTTTAAATGGTAAAAAAGAAGATAGAGGTTGGATTATTAAATATGATCATAAAGACAAAATTAAAGAAGTTAAACTTTTATATAATCCTGAAGAATATGATGGTTCAAGAACTATACTAAGTGACGAACAAGTAATTGCTAAATTAACGAAAGAAAAATTATTAAAACAATGACACAAATAATAGTATCAATAATAATAGGCTATTTGATAATGTTTTATGGAGGAGTTATAGCAGGTAGAATGATTGAGAAAACATTAGAAAATACTTATGAAGTAAAAAAAAGTAATAAAAAAGAAACAAAATATGACGAAAATTAAGGTTTGGGACAATCTTAAAAGAGAAATAAACAGAGGAAAACAAGGCTTTAATAAAGGTCTTACAATGGGATTTGAAAGATTAGATAATCATATTAGTAATATTCAACAAGGAAGATATACTACTGTCTCGGGTGCTACAGGAACAGGTAAAACTGCTTTTGTAGATTCGGCATTTGTATTTCATCCTTATGATTATATTCAAACTAATGGATCTTTTTATGAACTTGAGATAGTTTATTATTCTTTAGAGATTGAGCCCGTAGTAAAATTAGCAAAATTTGTTGCTAGAAAAATATGGGAAGATCACGGTATGCTTACTAATGTTAATGAAATATATAGTAGAGGTAAATTAAAAATACCACCAAAAATAGCAGATATTATAGATTCTTATGAAGAATATTTTGCTATACTACAAGAAAAAACATTATTTTTTAGAAGTAGTATGAGTCCTAATTATTTATATAAAGATATGATGGGCTATGCAGAATCACGAGGAAAATTTATTAAAGATAAAAATGGAATAATACAAGAGTATATTCCTAATAATCCTAATTTAATAACTTTAATAGTAGTAGATCATATAGGATTAATTGACAAAAATAAGGAAGATAAAACAAAAAAAGAAGCTATTGATAGAGCATCTAAAATATTAGTGTTTTTCCGAAATATATGTAAATATAGTCCTGTAGTAGTATCACAATTCAATAGAGGAATAGAAGGAATGGATAGAAAAGAAAATAATAGTCAAGAACCACAATTATCTGATTTAAAAGATTCTGGTTCTACACAAGAAGATGCAAATACTGTTATTGCTCTTTTTCATCCTTTTAAATATGGTATGGAAAAACATAGAGGATATCCTATAATAAAATTACAAAGAAATTATAGGTCTGCCCATATATTAAAAAATAGAGATGGTATGGCAGATTTAGTTGTAGGACTTCACTTTATAGGAGAAGTAGGAAAATTTAAAGAATTACCTCCTGCTAGTGAATTAACAGAAAATTCTGCATTATTAAATAAAATAATAAATTATGGTAAAAGAATTACGTGATTGGGTAAAATTAAAATTAACAATGTATCCTAAACTACGAGACTCCAATGAACGTTTATATTATAATTACTTAAGTGATTTAGGTTATAATATGGATACTTCTATTAAAAAGTTTCTTAAAGATATGGAATGTAGAAATATTCCATATATAGATTCTTTTGGCAGAGCAAGTAGAAAAGTCCAAGAGGAACATCCTCATCTTAGAGGTAAATTATGGGGCAAAAGAAAAAAGAAAATGAAAGATGTAAAACAAGAAATAAAGACTATGTAATATTTGCTTATTACATAAAGTTTTTGTATATTTATATCGAGGTTAAACAATTAAAAAACAAATATTTATGGCACAATTATGCTTCCTGGTTGGAAAATCAGGTATGGGGAAATCTACGTCAGGTAGAAACTTAAATCCCGAAACAACACTATGGATCAACACTGATCAAAAATCCTTACCTTTTAAGAAGTTTGGTGAGAAATACAATGAGACTAAAAAGAATTATCTGAAAAGTTCAGATATGCCTTCAGTTATGAATGCTTTAAAAGAAGCACATAAAAATTCCAAGATAAAAACTATTATTTTAGATACTTGGACAAGAGTTATGACAGATTATGTAATGAGTCCTCAATTCAGAGCTACTAAAGGTTTTGAAAAATGGGGAAAACTTTCAGGAAGTCAATATGACTTATTGAATACTATTAATGAGAAATTAAGAGATGATATTATAGTATATTTACTATGTCATCCTGAAACTCACTATGATGAAGATGGTTTTCCTTTAGAAAGGATTGTAGTTCAAGGAAAACAACTTGAAAAATATTGTCCTGAAAGTTTTGCTACAATGGTATTATATGCTGATATAGAAAAAATACCAGGCAAACCAAATCGTCATATCTTTAGGACAGTTAATACAGGAACTAATACTTGTAAAACTCCTATGGAAATGTTTAAAGAAGAAACAATAGATAATGATCTAGTTAAAGTAAATAATTCAATCGTAGATTACTACGACATTTAATAACCCATAAAAAAAATAAAAAATATGGAAACACTAACGTGGGGAACGCCTTCCCTGAGAACAAAAAAGGTAGAAAAGTATACTACACCTGTAGTAACAATGACAGCATTAACTAAAAAAGGTGCTGGAAGAAAATTCACTTTTAATAAAGCGGCACAAAAAGCTTTGAATCTAGAAGGAGGAGTAACTAATCTTGCTTTTGGTTTTGGAGAAACTACTAATCATATAGTAATAGCTACTTTTGAAAGTCCAGAAGCTCATACTTTTATGATAAATAAAAGTTATGGAATGAGTGATAAAAAGACTTTTGATTATATTGTGAAAAGATTAAATCTTAATACAGATGTAGAAAATGAATTACATTTTGTATTTGATAATGAAAATTTAGTTTTTAACAGAACTACTAATACTAATAGTAATGTAGAAGTTGCTGTAGAAATGGTTGAAAAAGCTAATGAATTAGTAAAAGAAGTAACAAGTACTTCTGAAAATTCTGTAAAAGACGCATCTTTGGATTTAGATGAACAATGGTAAAAATAAAACAAATAAATAAATAAATATGATTAATTTAAATGACAATACATTTGATGGAAATGCAAATGTAGCTATTTTTAATAATGGCGAAGCTGGTGTAGTAGAAAATGTAAAACTTTCTGTATATAAGAAAGGTAATGATGATAAAGAAAATGCACCTGATTATAAATTAGTGTTTACTGACACTACAGGAGCATCGGTAAATACAGCATTTTGGACAGTAACGGAAGATACTGAATATGCTACAATAGAACAGCAAATAAAGAAACAAGGTAAAATGCTTAAACATGTTATTCATGCTGTATATGGTGCGGATTATGAGTTCCCTCAATATCCTAATCCAAAAGCAATGTTAAGTGGAGTTATGAAACTTGTTAAAGAAGGAACAGGACAAAATTCATATAGAGTATTTGCTAACTATGGTTCTACTATGGGAGTAAAAGCATATATTCAAGTTCGCTCTTGGGTACCTTTTATGGAACCGACAAGTGTAACTACAGAAGACACAAGATTAACTAGAGGAAATATCGATGCTATGGAAAGATTAGTAGAAGATACAGTTACTAGTAATAGTGTTGCTACTGCAGATGCAGGAGACGACTGGTAAAAATTTTCATCCATTTAAGGGAGGCAGAAATGTCTCCCTTTTTTATTAAATAGAATATGAAGAAAAATATTAACTTAAATTCTATAATATACAATGAAAAATTAACAAGAGACGATATATTAGAATTAATATCTCAAGAAGATATATTTACTTATTACATAGGAGAGAAAATATCAATAAAAGAGACTTATAATAGTCCTCTTAGAAATGATGATGTTCCTTCTTTTAGTTTTTATTATCGAAGAGATAATTCAGGTATATTGATGTTTTATGATTTTGGAACAAAAGAGTGTGGAGATTGTATAGTATTTATTACTAAATTATTTGGACTTACTTATGGAAATGCTTTATTAAAAATAGCTTATGATTTTAAGCTTTCTGATATTTATATATCAGCAGATAAACAAAAAAAATTAAAAAAGAATACAAAAATTATTCAGAATAATTCTGTAAAAATAGGAATTAAACGTAGAAGATGGCAAATGCAAGATGCTAAATATTGGAAAATATTTGGTATATGTAAAGCCACTCTTGAAAAATATAGGGTAGCTCCTATTGAATATGTATTTTTTAATAATAATCCTAAAAAAGTAGATAAACTTACTTATAGCTATCAAGAATATAAAGATGATATTATAACTTATAAAATATATCAACCTTATAGTAAAAAGTATAAGTGGATGAATAATGCTAATTATACGGTTCATCAAGGATATAGACAACTTCCTGAAAAAGGAGAATTACTTATAATTACTAAATCACTAAAAGACGTAATGAGTCTTAAAGATGTGGTAGGAATTAATGCTATTGGATTACAATCAGAATCCGTTAATGTTAAATCTAGTGTAATAGAAGAATATAAAACACGATTTGATAAAGTGTTATGTCTATTTGATAATGATAAACCAGGTATAAGATTTTCTGAAGATTTTCACAAAGATCATAAATTACCTTATTTTTTTATGCCAAATATTGAAGGAGTTACTGACTTTTCAGATTTGGTAAAAATTGTAGGCGTAGAAGAAGCAAAAAAAATATTTAAAAAAATAATAGAAAATGAAATTAAATAAAGATAAACAAATACCTTTTCAAACTAATACTGTTTTTGAAGGATACGATGCAAAAATCAGTTCTACTGATATGCATAAATTATGGGATTTATTACAAAATCCTTATAAAAACCCTATAGGGGCAATAGTTAGAGAATATGTAAGTAATTCTTTTGATGCTCATGAAGAAGCTAATTTTATTAAAAATAATAATATTGAAGATATTCGTAATGAATATTCTATATATCAAGATATAGAAGACACAGAGATATTAAAATTAAAAGAAAATTTAAACATTTATGATAATGATGCTGTTCATGTTAGTATAGCAAAAGATCAAAGTGGTTGGTATTGGAGCACTGAAGATTTTGGAGTAGGTCTTTCTATGGAAAGAGTAAAAGATGTATTTTGTAGCTATTTAAAATCTACTAAGGAAGATACTAATAATGTTATTGGGGCTTTTGGAATAGGAAGTAAATCAGGATTATCATATACTGATGTAGTATATATAAGAACAAGATATAATGGAATAGAATATCAATATCTTCTTCGTAAAGGAGAGAAATCTCCTAGATTAGATAAAATACTAGAGGAAACTACAGAAGAAAGAAATGGAACTCAAATTAAAATATATCTTAAAGAAACTAAAGGAAGGTGGGGATATACTGAATTAGATGATAAACGTTTTAAAGAGGAATGTGAGAAACAATTAGCATATTTTGATAATGTTTATTTTTCTGGTTGTGGTGTAAGGAATGATTATAAACTAATACAAGGAGATGTTTGGAAAAAAAATAATATGATAGCTCCTTTTAGTGGGCTTCATATGTGTGTGGGAAAAGTAGCTTATCCTATTGATTGGGATACTTTAGGAATAAAAGCTGTAAATTTTCCAGTAGCACTTAAGTTTAAAATAGGAGAATTAGATATTATTCAAACTCGTGAAGATGTTAAATATACCCCTAAAACTAAACAAGTTATTTTTGATAAAATAGAAATGTTAAAAAAAGAATGGACACAAAGATGGGAAAAAGAGAATGATTTGGAAACTGATGATTTTTTATATTATTTAAAAAATATAAATAACACTCCTATTGTTAAATATGAAGAAATTTCTTTTAATCTTCTTGATTTATTTGAATCAAAAGAAGAATTAAAATGGTTTGAATTTATGCCTTTCAAAGATTCTTTAATAAATATACCTTCTCAACCTTTTTTTGATTATGAAAGTAAAAAAGTAATTCGTAGTTCAGGATTACGACAACATTCATATGGAGTAAAACATATATTTTCTAATTGTTGTGTTTATAGAATTAAAGATAAACACAATTCTAAAAAAAGTAAATATATTTATCATAAAGTAGAAAATAAAGATGTATATCTTATTAGAAAAAAACATAAAGCATATAATCGTCTTTTTAATTATGTTACATATTTAGGCCTTAAATGGGAAGATAGGGCATTTTGGAGAAAGAATATTATTCTTTATCAAGATACTGTAATGAAAACTTTTCTTAAATTTACTAAGTCTTACGATAGAGTAGAAGTTGATAAAATATGGTTAAAAACTACTTATGATAAATCTACTAGAGTTTATGATAATACAAAAATAATTGCTAAAGAATTAACAAATTATTATTCACAAGGTAGAGCTTATAATTATATAAGAGCGGAAATATATAAAAAAGAGATAGAAGAAAATCAAAAAAGATTAAAAATTGTAGGAACTCATGATGACCGATATCAAATTAGAAAAATAGCTTTATTATATGAAAAAGTTACTTCTTTAACAATTGGAAGTAATAAGATGAAAGTTTATACTGTGGCACCTACTAATATGAAATATTTTAAAAATATAAAAAATACAATTACAATGAAAAAATTTATCAGTGAAGATAATAAAATATTTAGAAAAGCAATGACTTGTTTAAAAATACAACAAGATGAAAAATTCCAAAAACTTTCAATTTTAATAGCTCAAAGTGAAGGAAAAAACTGGGAAAATATTTATTCTAAATTGGCAGATAATATAAAGATAATTGAAAAATTTTTATTTCAATATAAATCGCAAAGGTATGGTGAGTTTAATAGTAGTTTTTTTACTGAAACTTGTTATAATATTGCAGTAGAAAATAATTGGTTTGATGAAAGTATATTAGATATAGTTAATGAAATAATTAATTATTTTAATGGATTAGATTTACTTTATCATATAGATTATAAAAATGGAAATTTTCCTACATTAATGATAGCAAAATATATTCGTGATTATAATAAAGCCAATCGTAATATTAAAGAATTTAAAAAAATAAATTCTTATTATTATGTAATGTTTAATAATCAAGAACAAGAATGGTTAAAAGATAATAAAGAAGAATATAAATTTATTCAAGAGAAACAAAAACAAATTAATAATTTAAAAAAAGTAAGTTAAAATGATAGAACATGAAGATTATTTCGGAAAAACAATAGAAGTAGGGGATAGAATATTACGCCCTTATTCTTCTAAATTTAATGAAGAAACAATAACAAAGATAACACCAAAATCTGTTTATATATATAGGCCAAAAACTAAATGGACTAAAACAGATTTAAGATTATCTATAAATAAATGGTGGACAACTAAAAATTTAATTAAATTAAAAAACAACAGCAATGATTAAAACAACAAGAGTGGGAAATACAGTAGTATGTTTCCTGAATGGTACAATGTATCAAAGAACATTTGAAAATGAGAAAGAATTAATATCTCTTTATGAACTTATTATGAAAACTAATGAATATGATGATGATGAAATAGAAATATTAAAAACAGCACTTATTCCTCCTAAAACTGATAGTGAAATTAAATTAGAATTTGAATTTGAGAAAAAACAAAATCTATTTAAAAATCAAGAAAAATTAGATAATTGGAT